GGCATGACTCGCGATTCCATTCGCCGACTTCATTGATCAGCGGTTCCCTAGCAACGATCAGTCCGCGCGGGCCACGTAGCGGGCGTAGTCGCTACCTTCCGGATTGACATACAGGGTGGGGCGACCGGGTGCAGTGACCTCGACGCAGAGGTAGCGATCGAGCATGCCGCCTCCCTTACCGCGCAGCCAGTCGCGCGACACGAGCAGGCCGCTCGCAAATTCATCGAACTCTGCCGGGGTGAGGTGCTTGGTCTCGGTGACGTAGACCTCGGCGTATTCCTCGCCGCGCACTTCGCCCAGATCGGCGGGTTTGCGCGCGAAGGGCAGGCGCTGTTCCAGTTTCTCGGCTTGGATCACGGCGTTGCCGATGACCAGGGTGCGGGGCGTGCGTTTGATGGTGGTGCTCATGGTGTTGTCCTTGGGGTTGGCGTCGTCAATCACGACAATCACATGAACGCGCTGTTCCGGCCACAAGCCAAGCGCTGTTCGCTGCCTCAGCGGGGCCGCTGCCATCGCAGTCGGCCCCGCGCGACATCAGGCGGACTGGTCGGCGGCCTCTGCTGCGATTCGATAGACGCGCTCGCTATCGCCCGACTTCTCGGAAATGATGGTCAGGCCCAGCCGCTTCTTGAACGTGCCAGCAAACGCGCCGCGCACCGTGTGTGCCTGCCAGCCGGTGGCTTCGCAAATCTGCTTCACCGTCGCGCCTTCCGGCCGGGCCAGCATCGCGACGACCTGGGCCTGCTTGCTGTTCTCGCGCGTGCGGGCCACCTTGCGTGGCTGCTCGGATTGCGGTGCGTCGAGCCCCAGGGCGTTGTAGCCCGCGGCCGTGACCAGCCAGTCGTCGCCGCTGGCGGCAATCAGGGTGCGCTTCGCGAGCCTTTCGAGCACCTTCTTGCGTGCGCCGCCTTTGATGTTGTCGGGGAACCATTCGATCTTGCCGCCGGTGTGCGAAATGGCGTAGGCGAGGATCGCGTGCTGTGCCGGGGTCAGTTGTTGCGTGGTCATGTGTTGCTCCTTCGAGGTGGTTTGAACGTGGTGTGATGAACGCGCTGTTCGGCAGAGAAGCCAAGCGCTTTGTGCTGGAGGTTGCTGGGCGGGCTATGCCGCCCAGCGCGTCATGTCAGGCGTGGTCGTCTTCCTCTTCCTCGTCTTCGCCGCTCTCGATTTCTTCGATGGTGTCCTGCAGCGTGCATCCCGATCCGCCGAGGTAGCCGTGGTCGTGGGAGATCGCGCAGGTGAGGTGCGCAATCCAGTAGTCCTCAGCACGATCCAGCGCGCTGCCGAATCCGCCGGCTTTCAGGACGCCGCGCACGTTTTCGATCAGGTCGAGCATCTGCTCCTTGATCTCGATTAGCTCTTCGACCACGTCGCTTGGGGTCAGGGTTTTGCTCATCGTTTGCTCCGGTTGATGTGTCGTGTTGGTGAGCACATGAACGCGCTGTGCCGCACAGAAGCCAAGTGCTATCCGCAAGAATTCAAATCAGATGGGAATTTCGATTCGCGCCTATGCACGGCATCGAGGCGTGTCCGACGCCGCCGTGCGCAAGGCCATTGCCGCCGGCCGCATCACGCCCGAGGCGGACGGCACCATTGATTCGGACCGGGCCGACGCCGAGTGGGCGCGCAACACCGAAGCGCCGCGCCACGGGACCCGATCCAGGCCCGTCAGGGTGGCCGTGCCGCAGGAGGGCGGTCATGCCCCAGACGGGGCCGCATCGGCGCCCACAGGCGGCACGTCGCTGCTGCAGGCCCGCACCGTCAACGAGGTGGTCAAGGCGCAGACCAACAAGGTGCGCCTGGCCCGCCTCAAGGGCGAACTGGTGGACCGCTCGCAGGCCATCGCGCATGTCTTCACGCTGGCGCGCGCCGAGCGCGATGCATGGTTGAACTGGCCGGCGCGCGTCTCCGCGCAGATGGCGGCGGCGCTGGGCATCGACCCACACCCGATGCACGTCGCGCTGGAAGCGGCTGTGCGTAACCACCTGCAGGAGCTGGGCGAGCTGCGCCCGCGCGTGGATTGATGCTGGTAGCGGATTACGAAGGCGCTGCCGAAATCGAGCGCGCCTGGCGTGAGGGGTTGACGCCGGATCCGCTGCTCACCGTCTCCGAATGGTCGGACCGCCACCGCATGCTGTCGAGCAAGGCGTCGGCGGAGCCCGGGCGCTGGCGCACCAGCCGCACGCCGTACCTGCGCGCGATCATGGATTGCCTGTCGCCGACTTCGCCCATCGAGCGGGTGGTCTTCATGAAGGGGGCACAGGTTGGCGGCACCGAGTGCGGCAGTTGCTGGATCGGTTACGTCATCCACCACGCGCCGGGACCCATGATGGCCGTCTGGCCCACCGTGGAGATGGCCAAGCGCAACTCCAAGCAGCGAATCGACCCGCTGCTCGAGGAGTCGCCTGCGCTGGCTGAGCGTATTGCGCCAGCCCGCTCGCGGGACTCGGGCAACACCATCCTCGCCAAAGAGTTCCGAGGTGGCGTGCTGGTCATGACCGGGGCCAACAGCGCCGTGGGTTTGCGCTCGATGCCGGTGCGCTACCTGTTTCTCGATGAGGTGGACGGCTACCCGCTGGACGTCGAGGGTGAGGGTGATGCGATCTCGCTCGCCGAAGCCCGGACGCGCACCTTCGCGCGCCGCAAGATTTTCATCGTATCGACGCCGACCATCTCCGGCGCCAGCACCATCGAACGCGAATATGACGCCTCCGACCAGCGCCGGTTCTTCGTGCCATGCCCGCACTGCGATCATCGCCAGTGGCTGCGCTTCGAGCGACTGCGCTGGACCCAGGGCGAGCCGGACACGGCGGCCTACATCTGCGAAGCGTGCGAGGACCCCATCCATGAGCACCACAAGGCGTGGATGCTGGAGCAGGGCGAATGGCGGGCGATGGCGGAGGCGGTCGGCCGCACGGCGGGCTTTCACCTGTCGTCGCTTTACAGCCCTGTGGGTTGGCGCAGCTGGCGCGATATTGCCGCTGCCTGGGAGAGCGCGGTGAGCAAGGAAAGCGGCTCGGCGGCGGCGATCAAAACCTTCCGCAACATCGAGCTTGGCGAGACCTGGGTCGAGGAGGGCGAGGCACCCGACTGGCAGCGCCTGCTGGAGCGTCGCGAAGACTATCCGATCGGCACCGTGCCGGCGGGCGGCCTGCTGCTCTCGGCTGGCGCCGACGTGCAGAAGGATCGCGTGGAGGTCTCGGTCTGGGCGTTCGGGCGCGGCAAGGTGTCCTGGCTGGTGGAGCACCGCGTATTGATGGGCGACACCGCCCGCGACGGGGTGTGGAAGCGGCTGGCCGAACTGGTTGACGAGCAGTGGACCCATGCCAGTGGCGCGTCGATGCCGCTGGCGCGCATCGCGCTCGACACCGGCTTCGCCACGCAGGAAGCCTACGCCTTCGTGCGCGCCTGCCGTGACGCGCGGGTGATGGCAGTCAAGGGCGCGGCGCGCGGCGCTGCGTTGATCGGCTCGCCCACGGCGGTCGACGTGTTGCGCAATGGCAAGAAGCTGCGCCGGGGCGTCAAGCTCTTCACGGTGGCGGTCGGCATCGCCAAGTTGGAGCTCTACAACAACTTGCGCAAGGCCGCCGACGTGGCCGAGGACGGCGAGACCATCGCGTTCCCTTCGGGGTTTGTGCATCTGCCCAAGATTGACGCGGAGTTCCTGCAGCAGTTGTGCGCCGAGCAGTTGATCACCCGCCGTGATCGCAACGGCTTCCCGATCCGCGAGTGGCAAAAGATGCGCGAGCGCAACGAGGCGCTCGACTGCTACGTGTACGCGCGGGCGGCTGCCAGCTCAGCGGGCCTGGATCGCTTCGAGGAGCGCCACTGGCGCGAACTGGAGCGGCAACTGGGCCTGGCCCCGCCGCCCGACGTACCACCCACAACCGAATCGCTTTCCACCACAGATGCCACCGCTCGCGGTGGCATCGCCGTTTCTGGACCCCGTACCGGGGTCCGTCGAGCCAGCCGGCGCGTGATCAAGAGCCGCTGGCTGTCCTGAGCACCCCGGTGCTCGCTTTTCCGATACCCGGAGTTCATTCCCCATGAGTTTGCAGACTCGCATCGAATCCCTGATCCAGCGCCTCGCATCGGAGTTCAAGACCATCCACGAGCAGGTAGGCACGCTCGCCCGGCTGTCGACCACGGACAAGACCAGCCTCGTCGCGGCGATCAACGAGCTGCGCGCGCAGTTCGACAAGCTGGCCAATGCCGCGCTGATCGATGACGCCAACGCGGCCGGCACTACCACCACGTTCTCCGCCTCGCGCATCACGGGCCTGCTGGACGCGCTGAAGGCCGACCTGCTCGGCGGTGCGGACGCGGCCTTCGACACTCTCAAGGAACTGCAGGAGGCGATCCTCAAGGACGAGTCGGGCATCGCCGCGCTGCTGGCCGCCGTGGACCGCCGCGTGCGCTTCGACGCCGCGCAGGCACTGACCGCCGATGAACAGGCCCAGGCCCGCCAGAACATCGGCGCGGTGGCGGTTGCCGCCATCGGCGACCCCGAGACGGACTTCGTGCCGGTCTTCGAGGCGGCGCTGTCGGGCGCCTGACCCGCCGCCGATGTCGCTGACCGGAAACATCGCCGAGCTCGCCGCCGCCATTGCCCAGGAGGTCCGCACGCGCATCACGGCGGACCACCCGGGCTTGGCCCGCGCCTGGGTGTGCTTCGGCACCGTCGGCGACCAGGCGGTGATCCGGTCGGCCTTCAACGTCCAGAGCGTCGAGCGCTTGGCTGCGGGCCGTTACCGCGTGGTCTTCACCGAGCCCATGCCCGACGACGCCTACTGCTGGACGGCCTTCGCCCGTAACGCCGGGCGCCAGTCCGCCATGAAGGCCGCCGGCGCCCGCGCGCGCGCCGAAGCCAAGAGGACAGCGTTCGTGGAGGTCATCTGCACGACCGCGGCCGGGACGCTGACCGATACCTCCGAACTCAACCTGATCGTATTCCGCTGATGGCATATACCGAAGCGCAGCTTCAAGCGCTGGAGGCCGCGCTCGCAAAGGGCGAGCGTCGCGTCACCTTCCAAGACAAAACGGTCGAATACCGCTCGGTCGATGAGCTCAAGCTCGCGATCCGCGAGGTGCGGCGTGGCCTGTTCGAGCAGGCCGCCGAAACCGGCCTGTGGCCGGGTGCCCCGCGCCAGATCCGCGTGACGACAGGCAAAGGGTTCTGATGGCCCGAGCTGTCTCCCGAACCTCTGGCGGCTGGTTCGCCCGGATCCGCAGCGTGTTCGGCCAAGCACCGGTCCACGAGGCTTCCGGCCGAGGCCGGCGCTCGCTCGCCTGGATGCCCAGCAACCCAGGAGCGGTGGCGGCGCTGCTCGCCAGCGGCGCGGACCTGCGCATCAAGAGCCGCGATCTGGTCCGGCGCAATGCCTGGGCGCAGGCCGGCATCGAGGCGTTTGTCGCCAATGCGGTCGGCACCGGCATCAAGCCGCAGAGCCTGAGTGCGGACGAGAGCTTCAAGACGGATGTGCAGGCGCTGTGGCGCGACTGGACTGAGGAGGCCGATGCCTCCGGCCAGACCGACTTCTACGGCCTGCAGGCGCTCGCCTGCCGAGCCATGCTCGAAGGCGGCGAGTGCCTGATCCGCCTGCGCCCACGCCGCGAGGAGGACGGTCTCACCGTGCCGCTCCAACTGCAGTTGCTGGAGGCCGAGCACCTGCCGATGACCTTGAACGTCGACCTGCCGTCCGGCAACGTGGTCCGCTCGGGCATCGAGTTCGATGGACTGGGGCGCCGGGTGGCCTACCACCTGTACCGGTCTCATCCGGACGACGGCAGGCTTGCGCCGATGTCGGGGCAGGGCGGGCTCGATACCGTGCGGGTCGACGCGAGCGAGATCATTCACCTGTTCCGCGTGCTGCGGCCCGGCCAGATCCGGGGCGAGCCGTGGCTGTCGCGCGCGCTGGTCAAGTTGAACGAGCTCGACCAGTACGACGACGCGGAGTTGGTGCGCAAGAAAACCGCCGCCATGTTCGCCGGCTTTGTCACCCGCCAGAGCCCGGAGGACAACCTGATGGGCGAGGGCCTGCCGGACGAGGCGGGTATTTCGCTGGTCGGGCTGGAGCCGGGGACGCTGCAGATTCTGGAGCCGGGCGAGGACATCAAGTTCAGCGACCCGGCCGATGTCGGCGGCTCCTACGGCGAGTTCCTGCGCACGCAGTTCCGCGCAGTTGCCGCAGCGCTCGGCATCACCTACGAGCAGCTGACCGGTGACCTGACCGGCGTCAACTACTCGTCCATCCGGGCGGGTTTGCTGGAGTTCCGCCGCCGCTGCGAGATGGTGCAGCACAGCGTGCTGGTCCACCAGATGTGCCGCCCGGTGTGGGCCGCCTGGATGAAGCAGGCGGTGCTTGCCGGCGCGCTGGTGGCCCCCGGCTTCGCGCGCGGTGGCGCCGCCCGCCGCCGTCAGTACCTGCAGGCGAAATGGGTCCCGCAGGGCTGGCAATGGGTGGATCCTGAGAAAGAATTCAAAGCGATGTTGTTAGCTATCCGTGCCGGCCTGATGAGCCGCTCGGAAGCCATCTCGACGTTCGGCTACGACGCCGAGGATACCGACCGCGAGATCGCCGCCGACAACGCCCGAGCCGATTCGCTCGGGCTGGTATTCGATTCCGACCCGCGCCACACCGCCAAGGACGGCGCACCCGCCGCGTCCCGCACGGACGCGACCGCCGGCGAACCCGTCGCCGCCTGAAGGATTTCCATGACCCTGTTGCCTCATCTGGCGACACGCCTGTTTGGTGTGCCGCTGGCGATTGATCGCCCGAAACTCGACGTGATCCTGTCGGTGCTGGGGCCACGTGTGGGCCTGGCCGACCTGGCACCGCCGGGCGACTGCACGCCGCCCCCACGCGGCCCGGCCCGCGGCCATACCCAGATCGCCGTGATCCCGATCCACGGCACGCTGGTGCGGCGCACCGTGGGCCTGGAGGCCGAATCGGGGCTGGCGAGCTACACCGCCATCGGCGACCAGCTGGACGCCGCGCTGGCCGATCCCGGCGTGGCCGCGATCTTGCTCGACGTCGACAGCCCGGGCGGCGAGTCGGGCGGGGCGTTCGATCTGGCCGACCGCATCCGTGCCGCCGCCGCCGTCAAACCGGTCTGGGCGGTGGCCAACGACATGGCGTTCTCGGCGGCCTACGCGCTCGCCAGCGCCGCGTCGCGCGTGTTCGTCTCGCGCACGGGCGGCGTCGGCTCGATCGGCGTCATCGCCATGCACGTCGACCAGTCCGTCAAGGACGCGCAGGACGGCATCCGCTACACGGCGGTCTTCGCCGGTGCCCGCAAGAACGATCTCAACCCGCACGCGCCGATCACCGACGAAGCGCAGGCACAGCTGCAGGCCGAGGTGAGCCGCATCTACGGGCTGTTCGTCGCGACCGTAGCCAGCTATCGCGGGCTGTCGGCCGAGGCGGTGACGGCTACCGACGCAGGTCTGTTCTTCGGGCAGGACGCTGTCACCGCCGGCTTAGCCGACGCCGTCGGCACGTTCGAGGACGCGCTCGCCCAACTCACCGCATCCCTGTCTCCTGCCGCGCCGGCCATGACGGCGCGCGGCGTTTCTCTCAACCCCCAGATGGACTGTTCCATGACCACTCAACCTGATCCCGCTGCAGTCAGTGCGCCGGCTGCGCAAGCACCTGGTGCCACCGCCCAATCCCCAGTGGTTGCATTGCCGCAGGCGGCCCCCGTTGCCAGCCACACCGATGCCGTGGAGATCGCCCAGCTGTGCACGCTGGCCGGTCGCACCGACCTGATCGCTGGGTTCCTCGAAGCACGGGCCGCGCCCGAGCGGGTGCGCAGCCAGCTGCTCGCCGCGCGGGCCGAGGCGTCGCCCGAAATCGCCAGCCGCATCGATCCGCAGGCGCCGGCCGTTTCCGCCAGCGCCGGCCATCCCGCATCCCCCCACAACCCGCTGCTCCAGGCCGTCAAGAAGCGCCTGGGCATTCAGTAATTCAGTAATCACGATCCATGGCAGTTCTTCAAGAACCACTGAACCTGGGCGACCTCCTCAAGTACGAGGCGCCCAACCTGTACTCGCGCGAGCGCGTCACCGTGGCCGCCGGCCAGACCCTGTCCCTGGGCACCGTGGTCGGCATGGTGACCGCCACGGGCAAGGTCAAGCAGCTTGACCCCTCCGCCACCGATGGCAGCCAGTACGCCGCCGGTGTGCTGATGCAGACGTGCGACGCCCACCTGGCCGACCGCGACGACGGCCTGATGGTCGCGCGCCACGCCATCGTCGCCAGCCACGTGCTGCAGTGGCCCGCCGGCATCGCTGCCGTCGAGCAGCACGCCGCGATCTCCCAACTCAAGGCACTGGGTGTCCTGGTGCGCGTAGGGGCCTGATTGATCATGCAAAATCCATTCACCAATCCTGCCTTTGAGATGGCCTCGATGACGGCGGCCATCAACCTGATCCCGAACCGGTACGGCAAGCTGGAGCAGATGAATCTGTTTGCGCCCAAGCCGGTGAGAACGCGCCAGATCATCGTGGAGCAACGCGAGGGCGTGCTGACCCTGCTGCCGACGCTGCCCCCGGGCTCGCCCGGTACGGTCGGCACGCGGGGCCGGCGCAACGTGCGCTCGTTCGTCATCCCACACATCCCGCACGATGACGTGGTGCTGCCCGAAGCCGTGCAGGGGCTGCGCAGCTTCGGCTCGGAAACCGAACTGGAATCGGTGTCCAGCGTGATGGCCGAGCGCCTGGAGACGATGCGGAACAAGCACGCCATCACGCTGGAACACCTGCGCATGGGCGCGCTCAAAGGCGAGATCCTCGATGCCGATGGTTCCACCCTCTACAACCTGTTCGATGAGTTCCGCATTCAGCAGAAGGTGGTGAACTTCGAGCTGGGGGTCGATAAGACCGAGGTCCGCAGTAAATGCGCGGATGTGCTCAGCATGATCGACGAATCCCTGCTCGGCGAGGTCATGACCGGCGTGCACTGCCTGTGCTCGACCGATTTCTTCAAGGCGCTGGTCAGCCACAAGAGCGTCAAGGAGGCCTATTCGCGCTGGCGTGAAGGGATCATGCTGATCAACGACGTGCGGGCCGGCTTCGAGTTCGGTGGCATCACCTTCGAGGAGTATCGGGGCAAGGCGTCCGACGCGGAGGGCAAGGTGCGCAACTTCATCGAGCCAGGCGAGGCACACATCTTCCCGGTGGGCACCATCGACACCTTCAGCACGTACTTCGCGCCGGCCGACTTCAACGAGACGGTCAACACGCTGGGCCAGCCGATGTATGCCAAGCAAGAGCCGCGCAAGTTCGATCGCGGAACCGATGTGCACACCCAGGCCAACCCGCTGCCGATGTGCCTGCGCCCCGGCGTGCTGGTCAAGCTGACGATGGGGTGACCATGGATATCGTGGAGACCCTCTACGAAGCCGCTGGCAATGCCGGGTTGCTGAAAGAGTGCGTCTGGCGGCCGTCCGACGGCAGCCCGCCGCGCACCAATCAGGTTGGCTTCGCCGCGCCCGACGAGACGCTGCTCGATGGCCTGACGGTCAGCACCGAGTATGTGATGTCCTACCCCGGTCGCGTCTTTGCGGGGCTCGCGCCCCGCGAGACCGTCGAGATCGCGGGCGCCGCCTTCCTCGTGCGTGACTTGCGTGCAGTCGGCGATGGCTCCGAGATCCGCGCCAAGCTCACGCGCCTGTAATCCCCGATGGCAGCCAACTCCGTCCGCGAGCGGATCCTGCTCGCGGTGATGGCGGCCGTCCGTCCGCCGGTGCAGGCGATCGGCGCCACGTTGCACCGTTCACCTGCGGTCGCCATCGCACGCGAGCAGTGTCCGGCGCTGGCGGTGTATCCGGAGAGCGATGCCATCGCCAGCCGGGCCAATGACCGTGTCACCCGAGAACTGACCGTGCGGATGACGGCGCTGGCCCGCGCGGTGCCGCCCGCCACGCCAGAAACCGAGGCTGACCGGCTGCTTGTCGCGGCCCACGCCGCGCTGATGGCCGATGTGAATGTCGGCGGCCTGGCGCTCGGCATCCACGAGCTCGATTGCGAGTGGGACGTCGAGGACGCCGACGCTGTGGCGGCGGCCATTCCCGCGCGCTACCGCATCACCTACCGGACCCTGGCCGCCGACCTGGCGACGCCAGCCTGACGCCGTACTGGCCGCCTGTTCCTGCGGCTACCTGCATTTCCCAGCGCCCCCCGTTCGGGCTGCGCTGATCCCCGTACCCATTTCTGCGTCACGCAAGGAATTTCCTCATGAGTACTTACGCCTCCTTCCAGGGGCGCGTCTTCCTCGGCAAGCGAGATGCCGCGGGCATGCCCTATGAGGTGCGCTCGCCCGGCAACGTCGCCGAGCTGAAGCTGTCCCTCAAAACAGATGTTTTGGAGCACTACGAGAGTCAGAGCGGCCAGCGCACGCTCGACCACCGGATGGTCAAGCAGAAGTCAGCCACCCTCAATCTCACCATCGAGGAGTTCACCAAGGACAACCTCGCGCTGGCCTTGTACGGCAACCACGTCACCGGCGACGGCGGCCTGGTCAATGACGAGCCGGTTGGCGGCGAGCAGCCGCTGGTGGGCGACCGCTACTTCCTGGCGCACCCCAAGGTGTCGAAGCTGGTGATCAAGGACAGCAGCGCCAAGCCTGCCACGCTGGCGGCCGGTATCGACTACACCGGCGATCCGGACTTCGGGTCGATCCAGTTCCTACGCCTGGACGACGGTGCCACCCCGCCGGTGCCGTACGTGAAGCCGTTCAAGGCGACCTACGCCTACGGCGTGTCGACCGAGATCGGCATCTTCACGCAGCCGCTGCCCGAGCGCTACCTGCGCCTGGAGGGCCTGAACACGGCCCAGGGCAATGCCAAGGTGTTGGTGGAGTTGTATCGGGTGGCGTTCGACCCGCTCAAGGAGCTCGCCCTCATTTCGGATGACTACAACAAGTTCGAGATGGAAGGCTCGCTGCTGGCGGATGCCACCAAGCCGGTTGATGCGGTGCTCGGTCAGTTCGGCCGCATCGTGCAAATGTGAGGCCAGCCATGGATGATCTGGACAAGCTCATTCCGCAGCCGGCCGAACTCACCGTGGGCGGCGAGTCGCTCGTCATCCTGCCGCTGAAGGTGGGGCGGCTGCCGGATTTCCTGCGCGCGATCTCGCCTGTCCTGCAGCAGCTAAACGCTCCGCAGATCGACTGGCTCACGCTCTTCATCGAGCACGGCGACGATCTGCTGCAGGCGGTGGCGATCGCGGTGGGCAAGCCCCGAACCTGGGTCGATGACTTGGCCGCTGACGAAGCGATTCTTCTGGCGGCCAAGGTGGTCGAGGTGAACGCGGATTTTTTTACCCGGACGGTGCTGCCCAGGCTCGACGGCCTGATCGGCCAGGTGGTGGGGCCGGCGCCATCTGGTTCGATGCCATCCAACGGCTGATCGACCACGGCCACCGCCTGCCCGACATCCTCGGCTACACCCTGGCCCAGGTGAGGGGCTTCCTGGGCGCCACGGTGCGCGCGGAGGCCGCGCGCGACGCACGGCTGCTGTCGCTGATCGCGATCGGCACGCGGGGCGATGCGCGCAATCTGGAGCGCACGCTCGACCAGTTCAACGACAAGGCAACCCGCCATGCGGATTTCCGTTCGAATCGATAGCGCCGCGGCGCAGGCTCAACTGCGGCGCTGGGCGGGCGAGTTCCGTCCGAAGGTGAAGCAGGCTGTCGCGCAGGCCATGGCCGGTGCGGCAACCGAGCTGCGGCAGGAGATGCGTGACCACGTCGCCGGGCAGATGCGGGTGGTGAAGCGCTCGTTCCTCAAGGGCTTCACGGCCAAGGTACTGGACAAGGACCCGAAGCGTTTGCCGGCGCTCTACGTGGGCTCGCGTGTGCCATGGTCAGCGATTCACGAGCGGGGCGGTGTGATCGCGGGCCGGCTGCTGATTCCGCTGTATGGGCGTGTCGGCAGGAAGCGCTTCAAGGCGCAGATCGCCGAGTTAATGCGCGGGGGGAACGCGTATTTCGTGAAGAACGACCGGGGGAATGTGGTGCTGATGGCCGAGAACATCGGGGAGCACGACCGGCCGCTGGCCGGCTTCAAGCGCCGCTACCGCAAGGCCGAAGGCGTCAAGCGCATCAAGCGCGGCGCGGATGTACCGATTGCGGTGCTGGTGCCGCGTGTCGTGCTCAGGAAGCGGCTCGACATCGATCAACTGGTGACGCGGCGCATTCCGCGCCTGTCTGCCGCCATCGAGGCGCGCATCCGACAGCTGGGCTGACCGGTGTGCGCCTCGTGGCGGCAGGCGGTGCCTGCCGGTGAATCAGGCGATCAGGAACTTGTCGCGGTTCTTGCCAAGCCATGCGGGTGCACGACCACGGCCGGACCACGTAGCGCCGGTCTTGGGGTCGCGGTATTTGGGAGCAACAGGCGTCTTGGCGCTGGCGCGCTTGCCGCGCTTCGGTGCCAGACCGATGTCCTCGGCGGTCAGACCGTATTCCAGCACGACTTGCCGCACCTGCTCGGTGACGGTTGCCAGCTCTTTCTGGCGAGCGGCTTCGAGTTGCTCTTCGAGCTTGGTCTTTTGAGCAAGCAGGTCTTTGTAAGTTGCCATGTGAACTCCCCTTGAGGTTCGTTGTAGTTGAAATAACCGATGCCAAACATCGTCAATGCCAATCGCAAAGACTCACATGCCATCGGGTATTGAAATTTTAGCTGCAATTCAAATGGACTGCATGTGCGGCGCAGCAAGAAATTCAATAACTGAGAATCTATTGAAAATTCCTACCGAAACCTGCGGCGCCTGGATCGGGTTTCCGTAACTCCGCGTTGTCACCTGAAGCATTAAGAGTCGCTTATGTGGACACCTCCCGGATTGCAAGCTTTTTGGCATGTTGGATGAGAGGTAAGTCAGTACGCTTATGTCCGGCCCGTTTGCACAGGCCGCGGCCTGCTGGCCCATATGGAATTCGCTGACGAGGGTCTCATCTAAGGATGGGTCTGCACAAAGCGGCGAGTCCTGTGGTTGCAAGCGGAGGCGGCGCCAGCGAGTATGTAGCCCATGAAACAAACAGACCTTGGCCTGAACCTGTCGATCAAACGCACCCGAGGGCAAGCGGGTCGCCCGCCGGTTGCAGTGGAGGCGATGCTGCGCATCCACTTCCTGCAGCAGTGGTTCGGCCTGTCCGATCCGGCGATGTAAGAAGCGCTGCACGACGTGCCGCTGTACCGAGAGTTTGCCGGGCTGGATGACTGGACGACCCGGCTGCCCGACGAAAGCACCATCCTGCGGTTCCGTCACCTGCTGGAGAAATACAAGCTGGCCGCGCAAATACTCGTGCTGGTCAACACCTACTGCGCGACAAAGGATTGATGCTGCGTGCGGGTACGGTGGTCGATGCCACCCTGATCAGCGCGCCGAGCTCGACCAAGAACGCCTCGGGCGAACGCGACCCCGAGAGGCATCAAGGCAAGCAGTGGTACTTCGGCATGAAAGCGCACATCGGTGTGGATGCCGACTCCGGGCTGGTGCACACGGTCAGGGGCACGGCGGGCAACGTGGGCGACGTGCTCTAAGCTAACAGCCTGTTGCATGGCGAGGAAACCGACGCCTTTGGCGATGCGGGCTACCAGGGTGCACACAAGCGCCCCGATGCCAGGGCCGATGTGCATTGGCACGTGGCCATGAAACCGGGCAAACGCCGCGCGCTGGACCCAAGCAAACCGCTTGACGCGCTCATCGGCCAAGTCGAAAGAATCAAGGCCGGCATCCGTGCCAAGGTGGAGCACCCGTTCCGGGTGATCAAGCGGCAGTTTGGGCATCTGTTGGCGCGCTATCGCGGCTTGGTGAAGAACACGCAGCAGTTGCACACGTTGTTCGCGCTGAGCAACCTATGGATGATGCGTGGACAACTGATGCGCGAGGCCGAAGCGTGAGTGCAAGTGGCCCGCGCGGGCGGGCAAGCGCCCCTCTTCATGCCGCGCACGCCGCTGCAATCGCGCCAGACTTCGCATCGACTCTGCATCGATGCCTCGGTGCTGCGGAATAAGTTCCGAACACCATACTTAACTCAATCTCGATCAAGCGAAGGCGAAATAGTGACATCATTTTCGAATAAATTGACCAACAAATTTTATCGAAACTTCGCATTAATGGAAAATTTTTCTCAAAATTGCGCAATCAAATTAATTTTTCGCTGTACTATAAATTCGCCCAATCATCGATAATTTATTTTTCGAAAAATTGCGGTCAATTCAATCCAATTTTCAATTTTACAAATATGAGAACAGGCTCTGTAAGGGAAACGCTGATTTATCAGTCTCAGCCGTCATCGCTGACGCAGCTGAGGC